CTTCAAACGCACGTGGATGTTCAGACTCAGAAGCAATAGCAAGAAGATGGTCGATTGCCTGATTGCCTTTGTTTACCAAATCTTTAATTGTCTTCCGAGATTCTTCGTAGTCTTGGTCAAGGTCTTGTTCAAGCCTAGCTGGTGTGCCGAACTTGGTTGGTTCTTGAACAGAAGGTAGAATCTCTTGTACTGATTGTTCAACTTTTACTTCTACATCAAAAATTTCAGACATACTTTTTTCAAATTTGGACATAATTAAGTTATATTAGGAAATTCTTGAGTTGTAATAGTGTATGTATAATTATTTGGCATCACAACATTTGATGGGTTTGGTGCAACAGTAATCTTAACTGAAGAATTTGATGTTAGATTAAAACTATTTGCTATCCATGTTGCGTTTGTAGTCACACCAATCACTTTTTTATCGCTAGTTAAATGCCCAAACACATCAGTAAGTTCTAATAATTTTGAGGTTGCGTTCCAAGATACAACTTTAGCCGTGGCTGTTGCTGTATCATAAGAGTAACCTTGATAAACATCTTCACCAAATTGGTACTTACCTAAACCACCTGCCGCCATGGTGCCTACAACATTGCTCTCATGTAATGAAGGTTCATTAATAATGTTTGTAATCGAACTTCTAATAATTTTTGGTTGTGAAACTGGTCCATACAAATAACCTTTTACAGTAAAGTTGAGTGTCCAGATGATAGAACGAATGTTTGTATTGTAGTCACCTTCATAATCAATCTCATTCGAAACATCACGGAGGACGATTGGTAGTTGTTTAATCATACCAAGTTCAGGTATTAAATTGACCGCAATAGTATAATCTGGTGTGAAATATGGAAGAATCTTCTCCATAAGTTGAGCACCATCTTCGATGTTGCGTACATATGCATAGAGAGTAAAATCGAAATCAAATGGAACAGGATTGTATGTTGATAGTGAAGTTGTTCCGGATGGAATATTGATTTTAAAATTAGTATTTAATTTTCTGGCTGCATCATACTTCATGTTTTCCATTACAAAAGACATGATAGGTAAAGTTATCTGTGTTTTCTTGTCTAGGTTTGGATCACCTTCTAGGCGAGATACATACTTTTCTTTTCCGCCATACACAATTGGAACAAGAAAATGTTCCTTTTCATAGCCGTTTGAATCATAACGTACTAAATTAATTTCATTAAATATGTTGCCGAACGCAACAACCATTTTTCTGATTGTACGATGGTATGAATAATTTGTTGCCGTCATGTTATGCTACCGAAAGGATTTGATTCTGATAAATCAACAATTTCATTTGCTTCTGTTTGTATAACTTTATTATCATACATTTCACGTTCTTGTGGATCAATCAACTCATCTGGTGTTTGTGAAGTTGTATATGATGCATTACTTGTGTTACCACGAACAAGAGTATTGTTAGCAAATTCACCATAGTTATCTGTAACCTTCAAGATACCAGTTGGTTTATCCCAAGAAGCAACAGTTCCGTATGCCGTGTTGGCTGTGTTGTGTACAGATTCACCTTGTATAAAGTTACCATTACCAGTAGCAGTATTCATTGTAAGTGTGATGTTGTATGCATTATCGTAAACAATATCATCAATATTTGGAATACCAACATCAATTGTTTCTTGTGAGTATTTGAATTTCTCAAGTTCAAGTTTGTAGAAGTATGGATATTTGTTACCCATAACATAGAATGCTTCTGTATAATTTACATACTTGATTTCATACATCTCACCTGTTTGAGATAAGAATGGAATGTAAATTAGATCACCTTCACGTGGTCTAATATATGTGTCTTGTGGAACCCAACGTGAGAAAGAACGTTTAGAAACAATCACAGACATGTTGTTGCGAATTTCTAAACCAAACTTGGAGAAGAATTCTCTTTCACCTTCATATCCATCCACGTTAGTGATGTAGAGTTCGAGTGGATATGCGGCAGTAAACTTCTTGAGCGGATCTTCACCATAGATTAAATCTCTGGCAGCCTCATTGATGTTTGGCACGTAATAACAATCGACACCATTAATCTTAATGGTTTCAATCATCAAGTCTTCTATGAGCCTTTGCTCCGGACTACTTCCGAAATTATTAAAATATAAATTGGTCGCCATGTTAGTTCAAATAGAAATCTACCGGTAACTCATATTTAGATTGCATTTCTTCTTCTAATGCTTTTATTTCCTCTACGGCATCATTGTAGATTTGTTGACCATTCAACATAACACCACCTGGAAGTTGTACCCCCTGAAATTTACTTAAATTGGAACCCCAATTTCTCTTAATAAGTGCAGTAGCATATTCTTTGAGCCAACGGTCATTCCAGACTGATGCATACTGAGCAGAGTCAATCATTGCATATGATTCGGCAATCACCACATCACCCGCTTTCACGGCTGAACCCCATCCCCAGTCACAAAACAGTTTGTTCATGTGTCGTTGATAACGAATTGGCACTTCACCTGTAAACAATAACTCAAGTGAACGGAGATGTTGCATCGTAAGTGTATAGTTCACATAAGATGCCGATGTAAAGTCATACAGTTCATTCAGACGTAGCTGATAACGGAGGTCAAACATATTGTTTGTGTTAATCGAGTCTGAAATTGGAAAGACACGTGTTACACCAACAATGTTTACCGCATTATTACCGGTATCAAGTGTCACTGACGGTGACATATTGATATATTTGTTTGTTATATCAGTTGCGTCTAATTGTTTGATGTAGTATACCTTTTGAAGTGCATCAAAATGGTAGTCTTGCCAGTACTGGAACGCATCATCGATTCGGTCTTCTATCTGGTCATCATCGAGATTGATTTCGATGGTTGGAAAACCAAGTCTGCGTAGGCAGTATTCTTTAAATGTTTGTCTGTTGGTAACCGAAGGCATTAAAATTTCTCCTTATTGTAAGGTATTTATGCCAATGTTTTCCTAATCTTGGTCAAGTCTGCACAGGTGTATGCTTGATAACTGTCCTGTAAAATCTTTGGCATTGGAATAAATTGACATTTGGCATTATATTTTATTGCAACTTCTTGTGCCACCTCCAAAAAGGACTTTGCTTTTCCTGTTCCAACATTCCAAATGCCAGACTCTTTGACATTCAAGAACGCTTGGTGAGTATCAACAACAGATTCCACTGGTACAAAATCTCTACGGAAGCTGTCCGAACCTTCAAAAATATCAATGACACCTTTCTCTTGTGCTTGTTTTGAAAACTTATGGTATGGACTAGCTTGTCCTCCTTTGTGGTCTTCAACAGAACCTGAACCATATACATTAAAGTATCTGAAACCTTGTACCTTTATACCCCATGTTTTACTTTGTGCGTATCGTTCAAACATATACTTCGACCATGCATACGGAGTTCTTGGGTCCACTGGAGAGTCTTCTTTAAATTCCGTGCCCAATCCATACACAGAAGCTGATGACGCATATTGAAAATCAATACCAAGACGATTGCATGTTTCTAACAACCATACTGAAAAGTCGTAGTTTTGACGCATAATTTTATCTACATCCGTTTCGGTAGTAGATGATATTGCACCAAGATGTATCACGAGGTCGTAATCATATCCGGGAAAATGTTCTCCCCAATTAAAACCGGTCACATCATGCACTGGAGAAAGTGCTTTAACCATATTTTGGCCGATGAACCCTTTATGACCAGTCACCAATATTTTCATTTCTGGGAATCTCCGGACATCACTCTATAATTGTCTTCTTTGTGGTCACCAGTTGAGACTTCAATAATAGTACCTTCTTCTAAACAAGTAATTCGATGTGGTTCTAGAGGTTTATTTCTCCAGGTATTACCTACACCTAGAATTTTTTTATGTAGTGTTGCATCTTTGGTATCAATATATTCTATCTCAAATTTACCTGAAAGCACGTACCAACTCTCATCTTTATTCTGATGGAAGTGCATTGAAAATTTTGCATCAGTATTAAAGTTTAAAAACTTACCACAATATTCTGGAGTTGATGCCCAAATTAATTCTGAACCCCAACCTTTTTTTATTTTACCTTCTTTATTCAGCATATATTTCCTTAATTGACGGTGCATAAACACCGATATGTTTTACTGTGATAGATGATGCTTTAATTGCAAACCCTATAGAAGTATCTATGTTTCCTGTTTGTAGATATTCAAATGCAAAACTGGCTAAAAATGTGTCGCCTGCACCACATACATCTGCAATTTCAACCTTTGGAGCCTCATATTTTCTTTGTTCCCACATTGCACCGTGTTTACCCATAGTTACAATTAAATTTTTTGGTGTGCTTTTTGAGTTGGCATATTCGACGGAATTTATTTTAACGATGGCACCATTAAACCGTGCTAAGTCGGTCTTTTTTGTATCAACAAAAACTGGTATACCTGTTTGTATCAAACTTTCAATAAGTTCATACGAAACAAAACCTTTGTTGTAATCTGATATTATAATACCATCAACGTTTTTTGGAAAATATGTTTTGATATGATCTAAAGGTTCCGATTGAACATCGTTATCGATGCGTAAAATATGTTGTTTGGTTCTTTCATCAATCATTCTTGCTTTGACTGATGTTGAGCCAAAATAGGAAATGACTTCTACACCCAACGCTTTTAAATTTTCTTCTACGTTGGCAGCCATACCATTTTTACTCTCAATACGCTTTGGTACAAAAACTGGAATTGGTGCTTCTGGACTTAATCTATCAATGTTACCATAGTGGTATTCATCTATGCATTTGTCGCCTATTAATATAACTTTCAATGGTCTTCGTTGTCGATTCATCAATAATTCTTTCATAATAAATTATTTTTTTTGCATGTTGTGAACCGATGATAGGCTTATCTTTCCAATCTGATCCTACTATCATACAATCCGGTTCATATTCTTTAATGATATTTATAAGTTCTTCATCCGAATCAAAGACAGAGACCCGATTTACAGCTTTTATGTTTGACATCAACATTGCTCGATTATGTTCACTATTGAATGGCCTATCTGCACCTTTCTTCTCTGAAATTCTCTTATCGGAATCTATTGCAACATGTAAAAAGTCACCTAAACTTTTTGCGTAGTTCAGCAAATCTAGGTGACCCGTGTGTAGTACGTCAAACGAACCGTTAACGAATACTTTCATTTATTGTACTATCACTCAATTCCCATTTCCTTACGAATCTTCGTTGCGGAAATTGAATGTGTTGCGTCATCAAAAACTTCTTGCTCAATCTTGTAACCAACATCACGACCATAAGTAATGTTCACAATGTTTGGTACAACTTGAATTTCGTATTGACCTTGATAAAGTGTGTCTAAATCTCTACGAATATAGTTCTTAACTTGTTCAATAGCAAATGGATTGGAACCTTGCCATCCTTGACAATCTCTAATTTGAATAACAACTTGTCCTGTCTTAGCAATAGCACGTTCAAACAACTTACGGTGCCCTTGATGCCACGGTTGCCAACGACCTAGCATTTGAACTGTTTCTTTTTGCCAATCAAATCTTGGTCTGTGGCGATTTTCTAAAATATGATTGCCTACAAACTCAACCCATTTTTCCGCATTTTGTTCGGTGATTCTAAAGTCGTAAACTTCTGGAGGAACAAATGCTTTATTTGTATCATCATATCTACCAGCATCGATTGTATCCATCCAAATGGTCCAATCAGCTTTAAAATTATGACGCATTTCTGGCAGAGGTGCAACAAAGTCACAAATGACAAAATCTCCAGAACACTTCATTGCAAATTCAAACATTCTTAGGCTTTGGCGAATACGTCCTTCTCGGCTAAAGTCCCAATCATTAAAACGTTTTCGTACTTCATCAGCATTGAACCAGTCCACAGAAACTTTCAACAAAGTATGATCTGGAATACCCTCATAATTTAAGAGTTTATCTGGATTTACTTTAAAAATATCACCATTATCTTCAAGATATTTTTTAAGTTTTTCTGCAAAGTAGGTTTTACCTGAACCGGGTAAACCCATAATTAAAATCTTTTTCATATCAATCCTTTATTGAGGAGTACACAATACATTATTTCCAATAATCTCATAGTTATATTCATACTGATTCAAGAATTTTTTAATATCTTCCAGAATAGTTTTTCTATTGTCACAATGTTCTATGAATATTATAGGTAGATGTTTTTTAATTGTCTTAGAACCACCAATTAAAACATCTAAGTCCATACCTTCAACATCAACTTTTAATAGATGCACTTTAGGTATTTTATAACACTCAACGAACCAGTCGAGTGTGTTTATCTGAACAACAATTTTATTGTTCGTTTTTTCGGTAATGATATCTTGCACTAAACTGAAGGTGCCGAAATCGTTCTTTTCGAAATAATTCGGTTCTTCAAACTCGACCTTAGTGTTTTCTTTACCGAGTCCTATATTATATGTATATACGTTGTAAAGATTATTGATAGCCGCATTACCGGATAACATCTGAAACACTTGTCTTTGTGGCTCAAAGGAGTATACTTTTCCTTTTGGAAATGCTTTCGCCATCCAAGTTGTAAATGTTCCTATATTAGCACCAATATCAAATATTACTGGCTCAGAAAATTCTTTTATTGATTGATAGCAATTATATGCTTCGATTGTTGAGGTGTTTCCGTGATCTAAGAGCCATTGCCCATGTCCTACTTGTTCTTGATTACAATCAAAACGATTCACAATCATCAAACCGTGGTCACAACTCAATAAAACATTTCGGTGAACTTTATCACCTATATTGAAGATCATTTTATTCTTTCAATTTTACAAATGCAGTCTGAAAAGAATCTGGTAAATGTATTAATTCTATTTTGTGCCAGTGCGACTGTATAAACATTTCAATTCCCATTCTGGGTGAAAGTTGTACTGGAGCACTACCGTGTTCATCAACAAGTTTCCACCCAATTGAATCATCGCAGAGCATAACTCCACCGACAGGCAATAATCTCCAAGACAAAATCATATCTTCTAACACGGCGGCAGATGTGTGGTCACCGTCAACAAAAATAAACTCAAACTTTTCTTTATGGTGAATCAATTCTGCCAACGCTTCATAACTATATTTGTTGATGTATGTAACATTACCCACACATTTACTTAAATTATATTCAAAAGTTCTTTTGATTGTTTCAAAATCAAAAGCATGATTATCATTTAGTGTTGTGTGTGGGTCGATAGCGTATATTTTAAACTTGTCATTATAAATTTTACCAAACTCTGAAACCCAAAAAGTGGTTATTCCTTCAAAACAACCAATTTCTATCATCTTATTTGGAACACCATATTTTTCAAATAGAAATTTAATATTGGTTTGTGTTCTTTCTCTACCCATATCAACTGTAGAAATGTACATATCAACTATTCCTCTTAGCCCAATCTTCAAATCTTCCTGGTTTATGCACTCTGATAAAGATGTTAATGCTCTCTGCAACGTTTGCCATTGTATTTAAATTAATATCCATTTGTCTCGGTGCAAGCATACCATCTTGTTGTTGTTGCAACCAATAACTAACCATATTGTATGTCGTATCGTAAACTTCAAGATCAACGCCGTGATATAAACCGAAGGTGCTGTCACTTAATTTTTTTGCAATAGATTCAAAGTTTACCTTTTGGTCAAACATCCTGAATGTTTTTGCCGATAGAGGTCGAACGTGAGTGTAATCATCCCAATATAAATCACATCGGTGGTGTGGCACATTTATAAACCACTCGGCACCATCTTTGCTGACTCTGTACATCTCTTTGATGATGTTCGTAAAAACTTTTGGATCTTGACCAAGATGTTCAAGTATATTATCGGCAGTAATCTTGTCAAAAAAGTTATCTTCATATGGCCAAGGTGTAACTTCAAAATCTAAAACTTCATCTGGATTGCATTTTGCTTCTACGTCTACATTCCAATGGTCATTTAATTTTTTAAATCCACAACCCATATTTAATTTTGTGTGTTCAGGTTCCATAATATTCTCCATAATTAAATCCAAGCATCCCAAAAAATCTCACGGTTGTATTGTTCATACAAATCTAATCCAAGATACTCAACGCAGTTAACTGTTGTCTTCTCAAGGGAAGGTTTAACTTTGTGTAAGTTAGGCAAACCTATTGCAAGATCATTATACTTTTCGGTTTGTTCAATTTTAGTAAAATCGTGTTTGAATTCTGGTAATTCAAAAAAGTCATAGATTCTTTTTGTTTGGCTTTTTGGACTATTGCAAAATCTATTATAATCAACAAACAAAAATCTATCAAGATAACCCATAGTAATGGCATCTTTAAGATTTCTATGACTTAGACCCATTGCACCTTCTGGTCCAGCATAATAGTATGCTCTTGATGCAATGTTTGAACCTTCTCTGAGATTTGCATCTGCGTTTGTAAAGAACAGAGGATTTTCTTTACGCATTCTTTCGAATGAAGTTAAAATCTCTGCTGGATTTCTAACACAAATTACCATTTTTACTTGTCTTTGTAAAACAGCTTCTAGTTGACCAATCAGTGGAACCCAACCTCTGTCTTTATCAAATACAATTGGCTTGTCGAGGTGTGAATAGTAACCATCAAGAACACCATTTAAAACACCAAGTTTTGCTTGATCGTTTCGATATTCTTTATTAGCTTCAATGCTACTCCAATTAGCATTGATTGATCCAAAAATTGACGATAACGAACTAACCGACTCTCCATGAATTTCAGGATTTTGTTTAAGTATGTTTGTTATGAGGGTTGATCCGGATCTAGGTAGTCCGGAAATAAAATGCAAATTATCTTTCTTCATTTTCACTCCAATAAAAAATTATGTATGAATTATATATGTCACTCTTTAATTGCTTCTTCCGTTGGTTTAGGAAAAAGTTTCGTTAATTCTGCCGAGACTTCTTCAAAAGTGTCTTCCCATTTTCCAAACTTTTTCTGTCTAAAAACTCTTGTACTATCTTCATACCAAGGACTATGTTTATCACCATTGGCCCAAATGTGGTATGGTAAAAGTGGTACAATAACCCATGTTGGTTTACCCATAGCAGAAGCAATATGTGCAATGCTTGTACAGGAGGTTATAACCAAATCTAAATTCTGAATACAAGCTACAGTATCTTCCCACGATATAATTAGATGTTGGAGATCCGAAATCTCATCAGGCAATTCTCTAAGATCGGTATCTCTTTGCAAACTATAAAACTGTATGTGTTCGTTGTCTTTATATAGGTTAATTATTTTTTCAGCCGGAAATAAACGAAATTGTTGATGTTCAAAAAGAGGACTTCCGCTCCAACGAATACCAATTTTTATTTGCTTTTTGGTATTCAGAATTGATTTCCAAATGTCAATGCTTTCGTCTTTTGGAAAAATATATGGCTGGTTAGGCAACGTTTCAAACGTATGACCAAATAACCAACTACAGCTAAATCCAGGAATCCAATAGTCGTGGAAAGTGGAACTAACTTCATCAAGTGTTATGCACTTGTGTGTGCCAGGAACTCTATTGAATATGGGATGTAACGATTTTTCACAGCAAAGAATTGCTATACCACCTCTTTTCCAAACTTCAGTGGCAAATCTGGCATAGATGATTTGATCTCCAAACCCACATTCCATATTGAGTATGACTGTTTTTCCAGTTAAGTCATCTTGGCCATTCCAAATAGGTTTACTTGTGTTGAGTTTGCCTGAACCGTATACTTTAAGGCCTCGGCCATATTCAAGGCATTGAAAGCCTTCTTGTAATTTACCTTGATTAATTAAAAACCAACCTCGGTTAAATTTTGCTCTCGGATCGGTAGGATCATTTGCTTCCATTTGTTCTGCAAGTTTCCAGCCTTCTGCAAACCTGCCACGTATCATCAAATTCAGTTGTTGATCTATCAAATGCATTATAAAACTCCATTACTATTAAGTTAAATATTTATCCTTTTAAAACTGCCAAAGTGTGTAAATTACCAGCCGACACTGCTGTCCACAAACTGGATCCAATTTGAACTGGTGAGGATTTGGACACAGATGTACCATCACCTAATTGACCAGAAGTGCCTAAACCCCAAGTAAATAAACTTCTACTGAAGCTAATTGCCGCTGTGTGTGAGAGTCCAGTTGACACTATCCTCCAAGTGTTGGATCCAATTTGAACCGGTAAGTTTCTTTGTAAAGTTGTTCCATCACCTAATTGACCATAAGCATTACTACCCCAAGTAAACAATAAATTATCAGATCTAATTGCGGCTGTGTGTGTGCCACCCGCCGACACTGCTGTCCAGGAACTGGATCCAATTTGAGTGGGACTGTTGGAACTTTTACCGTTTGCACCTATCAATATTGGACTAGATTTGCTTATAATTGTACCATCACCCAATCGACCTGAGCCACCATATCCCCAAGTAAACAAGTATCCATCAGATCTAATTGCGGCTGTGTGTGTGCCACCCGCCGACACTGCTGTCCAGGAACTGGATCCAATTTGAACTGGTGAGGATTTGTTTACAAGTGTACCATCACCCAATCGACCATCATTGCTTTGACCCCAAGCAAACAAGTATCCATCAGACCTAATTGCGGCTGTGTGATATCGTCCAGCCGATACTGCTGTCCAGGAACTGGATCCAATTTGAACTGGTGAGGATCTATTTGTCTGTGTGCCATCTCCTAATCGACCAGAGGAATTAGCACCCCAAGTGAACAGTGTGCCACCGGACCTAATTGCTGCCGTGTGCTGATCGCCCGCCGACACTGCTGTCCAAGAACTGGATCCAATTTGAACTGGTGAGGATTTGTTTGCAGTTGTTCCGTCACCCAATCGTCCATTATTTCCTGAACCCCAAGTAAACAGTGTGCCACCAGATCTAATTGCGACTGTGTGTGAATCACCAACCGACACTGCTGTCCAGGAACTAGATCCGATTTGAACTGGTGAGTTTCTTTGTGTAGTTGTACCATCACCTAATGAGCCATAACTATTACCACCCCAGGTAAACAAGTACCCATCAGACCTAATTGCGGCCGTGTTTTGTATTCTAGCCGACACTGCTGTCCAGGAACTGGATCCAACTTGAATGGGGCTTGAAGAAGATAACGGATTATTTCCTACTTGAACTGGTGAGGATTTGGTTACAGTTGTTCCATCACCTAATCGACCAAAAGTTCCTGAACCCCAAGTAAACAGTGTGCCACCAGACCGGATTGCGGCTGTGTGTATGGAACCAGCCGACACTGCTGTCCAGGAACTGGATCCAATTTGAATTGGTGAAGATCTGAAGGCGAAACCCGCCGCACCATTCCCTAATCTACCGTATGTTTCAAAACCCCAAGTAAACAATGTACCACCAGACCTGATTGCGGCTGTGTGTTGATATGTAGCCGACACTGCTGTCCAGGAACTAGAACCAATTTGAACTGGTGAGGATTTATTCGCAGTTGTACTATCACCTAATTGACCTATGGTATTATATCCCCAAGCAAACAATAAATTATCCGATCTAATTGCGGCTGTGTGTTTATTTCCAGCCGACACTGCTGTCCAGGAACTGGATCCAATTTGAACTGGTGAGGATTTAGCCACAGTTGTACCATCACCCAATCGACCTTGGGCATTATATCCCCAGGTAAACAATGTACCACCAGACCTGATTGCGGCAGTGTGTGAACCACCGGCCGATACTGCTGTCCAAGAACTAGAACCAATTTGAACTGGTGAGGATTTATTCGCAGTTGTACCATCACCTAATCGACCTTGGGCATTATATCCCCAACTAAACAAGTATCCATCAGACCTAATTGCCGCAGTGTGCAGACTTCTTGCGCCAACCGACACTGCTGTCCAGGAACTAGAACCAATTTGAACTGGTGAGGACTTGCCTACAAATGTACCATCACCTAATTGACCTGTGGTATTATATCCCCAAGTAAATAATAATCCATCAGATCTAATTGCGGCTGTGTGTTTATTTCCAGCCGACACTGCTGTCCAGGAACTGGATCCAATTTGTACTGGTGATGATTTACTCACAACTGTGCCATCACCTAATCGACCTGAACCTCCATATCCCCAAGTAAACAACAAATTATCAGATCTAATTGCGGCTGTGTGATATTGTCCACTCGATACTACGGTCCAACTAAAAGAATCAGTAGAAACACCTGTTGCTCCACTAGACCCTGAACCCCAAGTAAACAGCGTGCCACCAGACCTAATTGCGGCTGTATGGAAAGAACCAGCCGCCACTGCTGTCCAGGAACTGGATCCAATTTGAACTGGTGAGGATTTGTTTGCAATTGTACCATCACCTAATCGGCCATCAGCTCCTGCACCCCAAGCAAACAAGTACCCATCAGATCTAATTGCCATTGTGTGGGCAAAAGCAGCCGATATTACAGTCCAACTATAAAGATCAGTAACCGCGCCTGTTTGACCGAAAGTTCCTGAACCCCAAGTAAATAATAATCCATCAGATCTAATTGCGGCTGTGTGAGATGAGCCGGTCGACACTGCTGTCCAAGAACTAGAACCAATTTGAACGGGTGAAGATTTATCCACAGTTGTACCATCACCCAATCGACTATCAATATTAGCACCCCAAGTAAACAGTGTGCCACCGGATCTAATTGCGGCTGTGTGTGTAGCACCAGCTGCCACTGCTGTCCAGGAACTTGATCCAATTTGAACCGGTGAGGATTTTCCCGAAGTTGTTCCGTCACCTAATTGACCAGAAGTTCCAAGACCCCAAGCAAACAAGTATCCATCAGATCTAATTGCGGCTGTGTGTGCAAATCCAGCCGACACTGCTGTCCAAGAACTAGATCCAATTTGTACTGGTGAGGATTTGTTTACAAGTGTACCATCACCCAATCGACCATCAGTATTATTACCCCAAGTAAATAATAATCCATCAGACCTAATTGCTACTGTGTGTGAAATACCAGCTGCCACTGCTGTCCAAGAACTTGATCCAATTTGAGTAGGACTAGATTTGGCTGTGATGTTTAAGCCCACTAACACCGGACTACTTTTAGCTATAATTGTACCATCACCTAATCGACCTGAGCCACCATATCCCCAACTAAACAAGTATCCATCAGACCTAATTGCGGCAGTGTGTGTACCACCATTTTTACCAGCCGACACTGCTGTCCAAGAACTTGATCCAATTTGAACTGGTGAGGATTTAGACCCAGATGTACCATCACCTAATTGACCAGAACTTCCTGCACCCCAAGTAAACAGTGTGCCAC